TTTGTCGTAATAGCTGTTATTTCATCACCGATCCAAGAAACACCAGTGATTGCAAGGGTACAAGCTCCCACTATCTGGATATTGTACGGTTTGTCATCTTCTATTTCAATCGCAACGGTTGCAGTTTGTTCGCTCGTTTCTACAAAAGAAATAGCGTTGTTTCGATTAGCAGTTAGCACTACGTTGAACGTTGAATTTTCTTCGTCGAGAGTTGACAAGTCTAAAACGTGTTCAATCGTTTCGTCAAGTGATTCTTCGCTCCACACGTTGTCACTTGATAACGTCATTTTGACAAGACTATTTCCATTGAGCCAAGTAAACACATAGGATGACTCTGCTGTCTTGTGCGATAACGTCCAAAACTGAGCGTCATCTACACCTGTGTAGTGTATGACTACCTGTTTTCCGCTTTGTGTGTATCCGTTAATTTGTGTGTAGGTAGCTGTCTCATAGGGCAGAACGAAAACGCCTTTTTCATTTTTAAGATAACGATCATTTTCAAGAAGCTTTTCAAGAGGTGCACTCATTGATTTACCACTAGCTACTGTTTGGTTGTTCCAAAATTCTATGTTTTCATTAAAAGCCATTAAACATCCTTTTTATTAATGCTCAATTCTAAAGAATCCATTCTATCAGTAATTTTGTAAGTTCTAATCAAATTCAAATCAATAGTAAAATCAAAAAACAATACACCATCTTCAATTCGATTATTCATGTTTTTAGACCGAATAGGGCGATTTGTCTCGACTACTTCACCTTCTTCATTATAACCGTCAAAGTTTGGATACATAATCGATTCTAAACACTCGTAAAGTTCAGAACTTATAGCCCTCAAAGTTTGCTGAACATTAACCAAGCCATCTTCAAGCTCATACCTGACTTGCATGGCATATAAATGATTGTAGTTGTTTTGATGTTTTTTATTGCGTTGTCCATCAACTTCGTAGACGAAAAAAGCAGGGGCATTATAGTTCTGTGGCGCCTCTTCTTTGTAAATACGAACTTCACTACCAAAGTGACTAACTAAAGCCCTGACGATACCAGAAACGACAAATTCAGGTGTAATCACACTATCACCTGTCAATGCTTCTTCAAATTCATTCGATAGGTCATTTCTTGTCAAAGTGAGGCTCATTTCTTGCCCCCTGCTTTAACTACTGCTTGCTTCATAATGACGTCTAAGTCATTTTTCACATATTTCTGGGCATTGGCATCAATGTTATTCATGGCACGTCTTCCCATGTGAAATCCTGGAATCCATTTTGGTTTAAGCATCATTCCGCTTTTACTGCTTCCATTGTAAATAAAACGGTTTCCCATCCAAGATCCTGGAACCCATCTTTTTACTTGTCTATGACCATCCTCAACCCAAGAGGCATAATGCATATTATTGGTCATTTCACAAGAAGCAACATTACCATTCATTACTGGTTTTGAAGCCGCCCAAGATTTTCTTAGATCGCCATCCATTACTGGAGTGCCTTTTTTTGCAATACTAACGGCACGTAGAGCAAGCCGATGGCAACACTTCATTGTTATTTCACGTGTTTTTGCTTGCAATGACTCCATTTGATTCAATATGTTTTTAATCCCATCATATTTAATTTTAATTGAACTCATGCAGCCCCCTTCTTTACCAGCTCAATTTCAAGATGCGATTCGTAACGCTGAGGATCATTTGCATATCCTTCATAGGTTTCGCCTTGATGTGACACAACTAAACGCATCCCTTTTTTTACTGGTATCGATGGATTACAAAAAATTTTAATAGTATGATGAATTGGATTATTACTCACTGTGTGTGAATCAGGGTTATCTACTTGTGAAAATGAGACTCGACATTTTTCGTCGGTAAAGATAGCAATCTCATTCTGACTAACAATTATTGCACCATCATCGTCCTTTTCTTCAGTAGAAAAGGAGTAACCTGAAAAGATATCGTTGTACATCAACGTTGAATAAATGTTTCCCAAAAAAGCGAGATTCATTCTAACGATTCCTTTTACATTAAAATCAAATAGGGCGTCGAAAGCATTTTAATTGCTCTTTATAATTCATCAGCAAATCATCTAGATTTGCTTGGTGTGATTTTAGTGCTGTCGATGCAGGAGAACCATTTCCATTATGGCTAAAACCTAGTTGTGTATCTCCAATTTTGATTGATGTTAAATTAGTGGTAGAGACATTAACCTCGTCTTCAATTCCCGAGTCAGCTTTTGCCTTCGCAGTTTCATATCTGACGAGGTCAACGCTCATATTCGCCCACACATAGCGAACACCACCAGGCATCATTTCATGATTTTTAAAGTGACAATATGTTCTTATGCATTGCTCGACTTCTTCAATCGATAGTAAAATGTCTGAATCGTCTAATCCACTAATGGATTTAAGCTTTTTTTTTGCTATTAGTAAAACATCACTTTTTAAGACGTATCCAGACATTATGTACCTTTATTACTTCTTTTTCTTTCCAGAAGATTGCTTAAGATCATCTTCAGGATTATTTATTTCATCACCTTCTTGCTTTTTTGACTGTTCAGTTGCTTTTGGCTTATTTTGATCTTCGACTAAAATCATTGTTGTGCCAGAAGCTACTAAAGAATCATACAAATAAGGATCAATTTCGAATGGGACTCCACCTTGATAGACGGAGCCTTTAATTTCGACTGCTGTTTTTGTAATCACTTTAGGCATCAGAACACCTTCATTGAGCAAATAGAATCCATTGCTTCAAAAGTTGGAACAACAACTTCGGATACAACGGTTTCAGTTTTGATAGGAACTTCAGTCTTGGTGAATGTAGTGACAGCAACACCAGTCTCTACAATTTGAACGTCAACATTGCCACCAACATTTCCATTCAAAAGATCATGCTCTTCAGGAGTTGTGCCGTAGCAAGTGTAACCGACAGGAGTTTCAGGAATTAAAGAAACGTAACCGTCTGGGAACATTTTTGTAGCTGTTCTCAAGTTCAAATCCTTGTAAACACGATCAACAAAAATAAACTTAATATCAAGTTCAGCTTCTAAGAATGTTCTTATCTCGCTCTTTCGAATCAATGCAGAGGCATGGCCAACTGGGTTGATGTACTTCCGAATCGCTTCACTTTGAATCATCGCTTCAAAAGTTGTCGAGTTCATTATACATCTTTTTACAATGCTACCTTTTGCACGTAATGCGGAAATGCGAGCTTCTAGTTGCTTGTACGGATTGAAATCAGCTTTTGCTGCATTAGCACTTAGCCACCTACCATCACCAGTTAATGCAACATAGTTAACTCCATTATTGTGCCAATCGCCAGTCGGATCATAGTTTAAGCGATTGAACAATTTACGGCCATTCTCATCCGATGTTGCAATGCTGAATTGGCCCTCTGTCAAACATCCAGCTCGCATCAGTTCACCACTAACAAGAGCTTTGTCAACAAAATTAACATTTTTTTGGAAGCCGTCTTGAATCAACGCTGCAGCATATTGATAGCCTTTTCCAAGAAAGGTGTTAATATCTTGACGCATTTTTTCACCGATGAAAAAAGACTCACGAAATAAGAAAAGGTCGACTTGAGTAGCCTTCATATCTAGTGAAAATTCACCGACAACTGGCTTTGCGTCGAAAGCTGCTGGTTGTAATGCTGCAGGAATGTTTTCGTATCCCTTGACAAAACTTGTCTGAAGCCCAGGCACTTTCTTATTTGGAAAAACTTCTTTGAGGGCTAAAGGCTCCTGCTGAAAAGCTGAGCGTTTTTCCCAGTTTACTTTAATGTTGCTAGCTGTAAAAATATCAGCGATGTTTGTTACGTTTAATTCTGGCATGAGTGTTACTCCTTATTAATAAAAATTACGCTTCGGATTTGAATTTGACTGTTACGGCTTCCGAGCCTTCACCAACAACTAATGTATAAGTAACATTTCCTGTACCAGAAGCGACTCCATTTCCAGACCACTCATCAACCACATAGCCTTCGGAGGGTGTAGCGGTGAATGTGACTGTTTTTCCAGGGTAAACTTTAGCACCTGTAGAGATAGATTCTTCATCAACAGCAGCAGCGATTGTTCCGTTTGCACCAGTTACAGAAAATGTAACAGGATAACCTACGAAAGCGTCGTGGAAAGTAATTCTAGGTAATGCACTAATAGCATTCACATTTGGAGCTTCAGGCAAAGCACCTGCCTTGATGTCTCCAGCAATAATAATTGCAATATTTTGTTCATTGTCTGTCAAGTCATAATCTTGAAGAACAACTCCCTGAGCGGATGCGTCGTTAGATGGATAAATCGTACCTGCCTTTAAGATACGACGTCCGTTAACAAGAGTTGTTTGGCCTGGTGCACTAGCAGTAGCTTGAGGCACTGTAACTCCTTTAGCATGCCATGTATCAGCGAACATCAAGATTTTTGATGAGCCTTTACTAAAAGTCGTGTTTACTGGTTGCATTTTTATATCTCCATTTTTTGATAATTATTTTTTGATCCCACGTTCTTTTTCCCATTCTTCAAGAAAAAATTCGCCAATAGCGGTTTTTGATTCCCCACCATCATCGTCATCATGGTTAGGATTACCTCCGTTTGCTGGAGGTTTTCCAGACGGACTAAATTTTTCAGCTTTTTGGAAAAGGAATGCTTTCTCCTTTTTAATTGTGTCAAGTTGCTCTTTAAATCCACCTACGATTTTACCATTTTCATCTACGGAGACTTTATCTATATCTACCATTCCGATAACAAGATCTATATCATGTGGTTTCTCTGAAGGATCAGAAAGAAGACAAGATCTAATTGCGTTCTTTTTTCTTTCAATACCTAAGGCCTTTTCAAATTCGGTAGACGTAATCTTATTTTGATTTTCCAACTCTTCGATCTTTTTTTGCAGATCTTCGTTTGAGCCCTTAAATTTTTTTAGTTCAGTGATCTGACTTTCTCTTTCGGTAATTTGTTTTTTTAAAGACAATATCTCATTATTAATTGAACTTTTAACTTCATCTATTTCTTTTAAAGAAGCAGAAGAAACTTTTAAAGCTAATTCTTTTGATAATCCTAATTCAATTAGTTCTTGTTCCGTCATTAATTTTTTACTCCTAAAAGTCGATGTGTGTTAGTTAAACAATATAACATATTTTTTGAATAAGTGAACTACTAAAAAAAAATATATCGCACTCCTTAAGCTTTGCAGCCACTGCTTTAATCTAGTCGCATCTTTATTTTGTATCTAGTTAAAAGTAAAAGTTGGCTTCCCGATAAAATCTGTTCTTTTTTATCTATATTAATAAATAATGACAAAAAAGGGAAGACCAATTAAAATCTCTAAAAAAGAGATGAAAAAAGCAGAAGAGTGGGCCAAAAAAAAATATTCAGACAAAGAGATTGCTGAAAGGCTCGGTGTCTCAGCTCGCACTTTTTCAGATTATAAAAAAAAATTTCCCGAGCTAAAAAGAATGCTTGATGAAGCAAGAAGACCACTAATTACTGAAGCAGAGGGAAGCCTTTTAAAGCTAGTACAAGGTTTTTGTAGTGAAGAAGAAATTAAAGTTTTCGATAAAAATGGAATATTAACCTCTACAACTATAATTAAAAAAAAACATCCACCACAGAGTAGAGCAATAGAAATGTTCTTAAAAAGATATGACCCAAAATATCATGAAACTATTATAGAAAAAAGAAAGTTTGATTTAGAAAAAAGCAAAGATGAACATAAACAGTTTATGGATAGAATTAAGATCTTGATGGAATGATAAAAAAATGGACAATAAGAAAGATAAAATTACATGGTCAAAAGAAGTGTCAGAAGATGCTTTATATCAATCTTATTTGGATAACGATCATTTATTAAGTGCATCAAAGAAAAACTATGAAGACTTTATAGAGTCACTGTCTACTGAAGAAGATCTATCGATTCGTCATGTGATAGAACAAAAAGCTTATGCCAGATACGTGTCTATACGCTCTCAATTAATCTCGGAGCGGATTAAAATAATTGAATCACTTAACAGATTAAATGGAATTAATGTCGATAATCAGATGACAGAAATGCCTTCTTTCTATGGAGAGGAGGATTTAGAAGAGTGATAAACATAAGTAAGATTATTGGAAAAGGCTATAAAACTTTTTGGAACTCTAAAAAACGTTATGTCGTTGTAAAGGGTTCACGTGGTTCAAAAAAATCGACAACGACTTCGATTAAATTGATTTATAATCTAATGAAAGCTGCAACTAAAGGATTATATCCTTCAGTTCTCGTGATAAGACGCTATGGAGTTACAAATAAAGACTCAACGTATGCACAATTACAATGGGCTATAGATAGGCTTCAGGTATCTCACCTTTTTAAATGCACTACAAGCCCTATGCAAATGGTTTATAAACCAACAGGTCAAAAAATACTTTTCCGAGGCCTTGACGAACCTCAAAAAATAACTTCAATCACTGTAAAAAAAGGGAATCTTTGCTGGGTTTGGTTTGAAGAGGCGTACCAAATTGAGAACGAGTCAGACTTTGATAAAATTGATCTTTCCATTCGAGGAATACTTCCTGACGGGCTCTACAAACAGCTAATCCTTACGCTTAACCCGTGGAATGATGGCCACTGGATAAAAGCACGATTCTTCGACAAGCAAGACGACGATGTTTTAGCAATCACCAGAAATTACGATTGTAATGAATTTCTGGGATTAGATGACCTTGCCGTATTTGAAAAGATGAAGAAAACTAATCCCAAGCGATACGAAGTTGAAGGATTAGGAAATTGGGGTCACTCTGAAGGTCTCATATACAACAACTGGAAAGTAGAAGACTTTGATATAGATGCCTTGCTTAGAAAGCGTAATGAAGATTATGGCCCTTATTACAGGCGTATAAATGGACTCGATTTCGGTTACAATGATCCCACTGCGTTTGTTGCAATGTTAGCTGATGAAAGAAAGTATAAGATATACATCTACGATGATTTTTCGCAGTCAGGAATGGGAAATAAAAAAATTAGGGACGAAATTTCACGACGTGGTTTTGCAAGTGAAACCATCTATGCGGATAATGAGCCTAGAACGATTTCAGAGCTTAAGCTATTAGGTATTTCTGGAATTGTTGGTGTTGGAAAGAAGAATGTAGTACCAGATATTCGAAAATTACAAGATTATGAATTCATTATTCACCCTAGATGCGAAGAGACTCAAAAAGCATTAATTAATTATGCTTGGAAAACTGATAAAAACGGAAAAGCAACAGAGACTCCAGTTCATGAATTTTCACACATACCAGATGCGATTAGATACGGTGCTTGCAAGTTGCAGCATCGTGGGTTTAGCTTTTAACAATTAACGGAGAAAATAATATGGAAGAAGATATCTTACATCAATTTAATGCGAGCCACGTCGCGATCAAGCCAGTGCTTGAGACGACTGAAGGAGCACCAACAAAGGCGTTTTTAACGGATCAAATATCGAAATGGAGACGTAGCGATCGCCTTAAAACGATGATAGACGGTGATCGTTATTATAGAAATAAAACTGATATCATTTTTAAAAAGAGGACTTACATTAACCGCTTTGGCAAAGAGTGTGAATCAAAAAACCTTTCGAACACAAAGCTATCACATGATTACTTTCGTTCTTTAGTAAATCAGAAAGTTGACTTCTTTCTTTCTAAACAGTTTTCAATAACATGCGAGAATGAGGATTTTGCAAAAGTTTTGAATTCCACTTTTGTAAACGACGATTTTCTTTCAAAATTAAACACCGTTGCAGTACACGCAATTTCTCGCGGCATCTCATGGCTACAGGCTTACTATGACATAGATGGCTCTCTTAAATTCAAAAGAATACCAAGCGAACAAGTCATCGCATTTTGGCAAGATGACGATCATACAGTTTTAGAGGCTGTGATTAGAGTTTATAAAGATCGAGTTCTGCTCTCTGCAGGTGGTTCTAAAATAGTGGAGCATGTAGAATACTACACTTCCGATGGCGTCTGGAAGTGCGAACTATCAGAGAAGGGAGACTTC